TAATCATTACCCTACCTTTTGCATAGTGCATATACTCAGTAGGGATAGGTATGATTCCATTAGTCACATTTACCCATGTTCCTTCATCCACAATAGTATAAATATCCTCAAATCCCCAATGGAAATTGTTCTCAAATCCAAGGTGTGATTTCTTTCTAGGGAAAGCTATGACACCAATGAATAGAGCAGTGGCTTCATTTAGGAACCAGTCTATCTCAGGTACTAAGAGATTTCTTCTCTGTTGAGAATCTATCTTATTGAACTTCATCTTGAAGTCATAGTGCATTTCCTTAATATTCATGATACTTATCCTTTACGCTTCTTAGCCATCTTTTTAAATGTCCAAATAGGCTAACATTCTTTTTACAGTTTCCTTATTATCTTGTATCTGCCCTAATAACAGATTACACTTTGAACAAAGGAGCCCTCTTACTACTCCTGTTGTGTGACAGTGGTCAACAGCTAACTCTCTGTCAAGTTCTTTTTCATCTATATGACAGATAGCACATTTACCATTCTGCTTTTCTTTCATAAGATTGTATTCCTCCATTGAGATACCATACACTCTAAGTAACCTACTACTTTTTTGTTTTAACCTATCATAGTTACCTCTGGACCTTCTTGAATAACATTCTTTACAATACCATCCATTTTTAGGTCTGTCTTCCTCAGCTTCTTTCCAGGTTTCACAGTCTCTACAAAAGAACTTTCCTTCTTGAATATTCCTAATTGTCTCTGCTTCAGTCTCCTGTAACTCTTCAATAGTAATACCTTTCCTCTTGGCCCTCCTGTTTATTTCATAAGGGTTGGTACTCTTTTCAGCTTGCATCTTTACACCACTCATTTTCCTTTTCTTTTTTTGGCAAGCTTTTTAAATGTAAGGGCCAATGCTTTAGCCTTGCCAGTGCAACCTGGCTTAGTGATGGGTGTGCATTTTCCCTTGGTTCCTCTTTTTTCAATTGACTTTGTAGCTTTCTGAATCCAATTCTTATCCTTAGCCATGACATTGGATTTATGGTTATACAACTATACTGATTAAGTATTGAGCTTAGACATCAAGAGTAACTTGATATCTTGGTTCTCTTCTTTACTAATATACTCAACCACATCTACAACATCTAAGCCTAAAGGTGCATCCATGTGATAAATCCTGTTACCTTCTCTTCTAAGGATGTTGGCCTGAAGTGCTTCAAGCACAAGGGCATGATTAGCAAGTTGGGCAGCATCAAGTTTTGTATATCTGAGGAACTCAGCTGGGTCTTTCTTGATGACCTTATTAAGCTCAACAGTCACAAAGTTTGGACTTTGATTTTTCACATTTTTATCCCCAAGGATTAAGATGATTTGCTGTTTCTTGGTAGGGCTTAATTTATGTGCCTCAAGAATGGCATTCTCCTCAATCTCAATCTTAGAGGCAAGAACTTCAGCCTGTTCTGCTTCATCAAAAAGAACATGTGTAGCTTCAGGGTACAGACCTTCTTCAAGTTCTGACATAGAGTTGGCTACATACTTGCTGGCTTTCATTACCTTAAGCTTGATGAAATCCAAAGGATTATCTGTTTCAAAGAACATTGTGTGGTTCTCCAACTTGATGGCAGCTAAGTTGCTGTCCCAAAATGGATGTGGGCTATCAGGGTCAAAGCTTGAGGATAGGTCATAGTTGACACCCTTTTTCTTCAACTCCTTTATATCATCTTGTGTTAGTCCTGTTGCATACTGCATCTTTTCAGTATCAACAAGTGCTCTCACTTTCTTAGCTCTGGCAAAGGATTCTTTCCCCATTTTACCATGCCACTTAATGACCTCTATAGGTCTTACTTCTACTCTTGCCATGTTCTTAAGTTTTTAATTATCTTCTTTTCCTGTTTTGGGTCTTAGCAGTATCTGCAACCTGACCCTCTGCTTCCTTTATTACTGGCTCCTTTTTAACCTGAGCAAATCCTTTTACATGTTCTCTTGCTTCTTCAATAGTGGCAAACTCCTTACCACCAAGGATAACTACATGATTTGGGTCCTCATCAGAGAACTCAACATAAGCATAGAACTCCTTGTCCTTGTGCTTAACTATGTTTCTAAACAGTGCCATAATATCAAAGTTTAAGGTTAGTAATTTAATCCCTCCTTGGGTAGGAGGGATTAGTTACTATAAAGATAGGGATTAATTTCTTGCTAAAATTAATTCTCCACATCTTGTTACATCATGGATGTGAACACCTAAGCTTCTTCCAACATGCATTTCATAGTAGTCACCAGAGTGTGCTGACATACCACCATTAGTAGGTCCATAAGGGCCTTGTGTACCACAAACATAAGTGAAGCTGAAGCTGTCTTTTTTGTTCATGATTTTGATGTTGGAGCTTCTACCTTCCCCAACAAAGTCAAGGAAAGTGATTCTTTGTGATTCAAGAGGGAACCCTGTTACCTCATCAATTTCAGAGTTGATTTCTCTATCATCATAAAGAGGGTTGTGGATTAGCTCAAGGCTGGCACCATTAGCCATGTTGTATCTCACAAATTGGTAACCTGCTTCAAGTGCATTTTTATGCAAGTCAGATTGTACCTTGTTAGTGAAGATTTCAACATTTTTAACAAAGCCAGATTTTTGTTGCCAATCTTGGATGGCTCTGTGGAACTGTAGCATACCATACTCACCTGTAAAACCTTTCACATTGCTTCTTCCTTTACCAGGTTTTACTCTGCTGTAGAAGATATCCTGTAAATATTCCTCAATAAGTTTGGCAGTTAAGTGGGTGTAGTATTCCACATTAGAATCCTCAAGTTGTTCCTGAATACCAGGACCCATTCTTACAGGTCTTCCATTTGCACCAAGTACAGTGTCTGCACTTCTTGAATACCAAATACCTCTTTCAATCTCTCTGTACCATTGTTTCCAGTATTCCACCTCTGCATACTTCATCCACATATTGTGGTATTTACCATTGCTATCTGGGATGGCAACAGCAAGTACTTCAGTAGCTGCATAGTCTGTGATTCTGTACTCTTTTCTGTACTTGGACATTCTGTTTCTGAAGGCAATAGGTGCAGAGAACTGAGTAGAACCACTTTGTTCTGCTGCCTCTTCATATTGAGAGTAGAGTTTACCCCATTGTTGCCCAGGTTTTAGGTACTTGATAGGCAAGAATGCCTGAGGGTCATCAGAGTTATATCTGACAGTGTACACAACACCATCACCTTGTTTAACTCCTTGGTTTTGAATTCTCACTTGATAACGTGGATTCCCTGGGGTTAAAACATCCCCTGGCAAATACCAGTTTTCATCAAGCTTAATTCTAAATGTTCTTCTGAATTTACCAGGTGTAGTATTTGAAGTTGGCTCCACATTCTCCACAACAATAAGTGGTCTAGTGTTTGCACCTTTCAATTCCCACTCCCATTCAGTACCAGCAATGGTTTCCTCTGTAAGAGGCTTACCCATCAATAGGGATGAAATGGCATTGTCAGAGTAATAGTTCTCAGATGAGAACAACCTGTCCATTTCTCCTATGAGTCTGTGTGGCTTCGCAATGAGGGCTCTCCCAAGATGGGATTGCTCAGTCATATTTGCTAACCACTCCATCTCCTTTACTAGAAGTCTGCTTTGAATAGTAGCCATTTTGAATTAGGTTTAAGTTATTAATAATCTATTTATAGACAAGGGGCATTGGGATTTATAGGTAATCCCAAACTGCCTTTCTTGAATTCTTTGGTTTCTCCTCTTTTTTAGGCTCTGCAGGAGCAGTAGTATTTGTCAGTTTCTCTCTAACATTTCTGTTAGCCTCTGTGGCCTTAGCCCTTGCTATAGGACTGAAGTCAAAATCAGATTGGAGAATCTTGGCAAGAACAACTATCTTACTCTGGTCTGCCATTACCTCAAAGAGCTTAGCCTGCATTTCACTTACATGTCTTCCATCTTTCAGTTCCACATTAGGTTCTGAGATATACTCAGGAAGTGTCATCTTATCCTTCTTAGAAACTGGGAATCCCCCTGCTTCATTAAGAGTATCAATATAGGCTGTAATCTTAGTCTTATATTCCCTGATTGCAGTCTTTCTTGCAAGAGCTGCATCAGATTGTGCTTTAGCCATAGCTGAACTTGTTTCCTCTTGACCTGCTACAATCTTATTGTAGGCTTTTGTTCCTATTAGTGCCAGCTTACCTGAGTCTTTTAAGAACTCAATTTGAGTACTGATGTAATCAGCATCATATCCTTGGTCTTGAAGGTCCTGTGTAACAGCAGCAATCTGAACTGATTCCTGGTCTATGTCACTGTCCTTACTAATAGCTGAGAAAGAACTTTGAGCCATCTTTTCATAGAACAATTGAGGATTTCCTCCTTTACCTACAAACTTAATAAGGTTCTTAACTGAGTCAGGCAACTCCTTGATTGTGGTAGCTATACCATCTTCAAGGCTTTGTTCCCAGCTG